GCGCTTATCTTCTTTAATCTTGAAATAAAGGTTTGTCAGGTACGTCAGCAGGCCAAATACCAGGCTACCCAGCACTCCAATTGCCGCCCACTGTGAGGGCGTGACTTTATCGAGCAGCTGTAAAAACCAGTACCCGGCACTACCTGCTGAGGTGCCATAGGCGACACCCGTTGTTAACTTATCCATGGATTTCATAACCCCACCTCGCAGACAAAGCGGGTGTAAATTGAGGGAATACTACGAAACGTAACAGACTCGGAGTCAGTGAATAACTCAGGTATTGGGTTATCAGCTAATATCGAGACTCAAAAAATGGAAAAACCCGCTCGACGGCGGGTTTAAGCTGTGTGACGAAGTAACCACTCTTAACAGCATAACCAATTTTTTACGTACGTAAACCACTAAATGATATTTGCGAGAATGCTACCGAGTATTGAAAACACCACTACAAATACATAAGCAAATCTCAACAAATAACCAACAAATAATTTCCAGCGTTATTTTTAGCTGGTTTAAATTGAATCTTCAAATTATAGAGCACTTATAAATAACAGCCATTAATATAAATTGGCTAATAGATTTATTTTTATTCAGCCAAGAGCCATGAATAGGATTCGATAGAAAAAGTTCAGATAAAAATAGAGATCTACTTCACAAATCAAATGAGAAACCAAAACTTACATCTTGAAATAATCACATTGATTAGATGAATATTTATCGCGCAGTGACATCATTTTTTAATAATAGTTCAAAAAAAGGGCTCACGATGAAAAAATTAACAGTGGCAATTTCTGCTGTAGCTGCATCAGTACTGATGGCGATGTCTGCTCAGGCAGCTGAAATTTATAATAAAGACAGTAACAAGCTGGATCTGTACGGGAAAGTTAATGCTAAGCACTACTTCTCCTCTAATGATGCAGATGATGGTGATACTACTTATGCCCGTCTTGGCTTCAAAGGTGAAACCCAAATCAACGATCAACTGACTGGTTTCGGTCAGTGGGAATATGAATTCAAAGGCAACCGCGCTGAATCTCAAGGTTCCTCCAAAGATAAAACCCGTCTTGCCTTCGCTGGCCTGAAATTCGGTGACTACGGCTCCATCGATTATGGCCGTAACTACGGTGTAGCATACGATATTGGTGCATGGACCGACGTTCTGCCAGAATTCGGTGGCGATACCTGGACCCAAACAGATGTATTCATGACTGGTCGCACCACAGGTGTTGCAACTTATCGTAACAATGACTTCTTTGGTCTGGTTGATGGTCTGAACTTTGCTGCTCAGTATCAGGGTAAAAATGACCGCACTGACGTAACTGAAGCTAATGGTGATGGTTTCGGTTTCTCCACTACTTATGAGTATGAAGGATTCGGTGTAGGTGCAACCTATGCTAAATCTGACCGCACTAATAATCAGGTTATCTACGGTAACAACAGCCTGAATGCATCTGGTCAAAATGCTGAAGTATGGGCAGCTGGTCTGAAATATGATGCGAACAACATCTATCTGGCTACCACCTATTCTGAAACCCAGAACATGACTGTTTTTGGTAATAACCATATTGCCAACAAAGCACAAAACTTCGAAGTAGTTGCACAATATCAGTTCGACTTCGGTCTGCGTCCGTCCGTTGCTTACCTGCAATCTAAAGGAAAAGACTTGGGTGCGTGGGGTGATCAGGACCTGGTTGAATATATTGATGTAGGTGCAACCTATTACTTCAACAAAAATATGTCCACTTTTGTTGATTACAAAATCAACCTGATTGATAAGAGCGATTTCACGAAAGCATCTGGCGTTGCTACCGATGATATCGTTGCTGTAGGTATGGTTTACCAGTTCTAATTTGATTACTAAAAGATATGTTGCGGGAGGCTTTGCCTCCCCAACATATAAGTGGCTCCCTCAAGCCACTTCCTTTAGGAGCACAACCTTGCTTCTAACTATATAAACCTTCTGTTATATATTACCCTTTATTTTTGGGGGCGTCTCAACGCCCCATTTTTAATAATTTTTAGTAAACAATTGGCATATTAATTAGAGTTATTAACAACGATATCCATCTCTAACCGGATATCTAATGCCATTAACATCCCTTCAATTATACCCTCAGCCTTCTGTAACCTTTTCCCGATATAACCATCAGAGCAGCAATGCTTACCTGCCAGTGACATGAATGTCATACCGACTACATAATAATCTACTAATAAATCGTGCAAATCGCTGTTGTTCTTTTTCAGACGGGCCATGCACCCGCAAATGATCATCGCGTCATCGTCACAACATTGCGGGCGAGATTTTACTTTTGAAGGAATTAATCCCTTAAAACCGGCGGCAATGGACGACCAGGTCACATCTTCATGATTATTAGCCGCCCACGCTCCCCAACGCTCAAGAACCATCTGAATATCACGCATCAACTTACTCCACAAAAATCAGACCAGAACGCTAATTACAAGCAAAAATCAACAAAACAGTATTAGTTGATTGTTATCTCTGACTTCATACTCCTGCTCCTGTCAGGGTTTTGGCGTAATTCTTCAGTATTCGGTAATCGGTCAAAACAGAACCGGGGAAACGATATAAGCGCAGACGCCCCCAGCGGTGGCGAAGACGCTCTGCCATATAAGACTCAAACATCATTCATCTCCCAGTTCGGTGATGGTCAGTTCCAGCCTCCCACCTTTGGTAACAGGCATCTTCACAACGCGGTAATCAACGACCTGAGCATCATCCAGCCAGAAACCTGCTTTGGTGAGTGCGTCAAAAGCGGCCTTTTGCAGATTATCCAGGTCACGGCGACGGCGATCCGGCATGTGGCACTCAATGCGGATTTTCACAGGCATAGCCAGGCCGATATCCAGCATTGCGTTTTTAATGATTCGGGCGACGTTATCGCGGTATGCCTGCCCCTCTGCGCTGATGTGCGTGCGCCCGCGATTATGGCGGTAATAGCGATTATTGCTCGGAGGCCAGGGTAATGTGATGCTGTAGGTATTCACGCCTTAATAACCCCCTCTTTCAGCCAGATAACCTGTGTTCTCGCCATACCTTCCAGCGCGCATTCTTTTGCATATGCAGCATCGACTTGCTTGGCATGCCCTTTACCGGCAATCTTCTGTATGCGCTAAACCTAGATAGAATCCACTCTGTGCACATTGAAGCCCGCTCTATGCTTCCTTTCAGGTATTGAAGGGATTGAGATGGGCTAAGCATTATTGGCCTCCTGCATCAGGAGAAAGACAATCATGGCGGCGCGGAGGGGTCTGGTATCAAATATTGGGCTTACGCCTTTTGCATCCACACACCATTCAGTTAACTGGTCTAAGATAGAAATCCTGTATTTCTCAATAATCGGCCATGAAGCGCTCGGATCATTGCAGTAGTCAGGCAAATGATTTAATGGCTCAAAAGTTGTATCAGCATTTCCGTAATACCATTTGTTGGTGTTATTCCCTGATGTTTCCGGTTTACTTGCCCAAAGGCCTTTAAAAATTATGTCTCCTACCATTCTGTTAATTTCAAAATCACTTAACTGTGAATAATCCATTGTCATTTCCTCGCACGATATCTTAGCCACCGGATATCCCACAGGTGAGCTGTGTAATTGAAGGTTTTTACGTCAGATTCTTTTGGGATTGGCTTGCGTTTATTTCTGGAGCGTTTCGTTGGAAGGTATTTGCAGTTTTCGCAGATGATGTCGGTGAAACTTCGTCGCTGTCGCCTCATGCCGCCCTCCTGACGCCCTGCCCGATCGCCATCAATGCCGCTTTGGATACGGTAGTAAACATCCGCCGAGGACTGATGAACGGTCGCCAAATCAGCAGCATGGAGCCTTTGCTGTTTCCCTTCTTCTCCAGCCCTGTCGATGGTTCGATAAAATTAATCCGTCCATCAGTGATAATGCGAACTTCGTCGACACTCTCCAGAGCCTTGCTGAACCATCCGACTGACATATCCTCTGGCACAAGCATAACTACCGTCTGTCGCTGTTGTATGCACTGCTCAGCGGCTTTTTCCACCCACGGCCTGATATTGCTGTACGGTGGGTTATTCCAGATTGCACCGTGGCTTATCCACTCAGAATTTAGCGCGTCGTCGGCCTCAGTTAACCAGTGAGCGCACAGAGCATTTTTGTCGCTCGCTGCAGAATCCAGCCAGAATCCAAACTCAATATCCAGTGCATCAAAAAGCCAAAGCGGCGTTTGCCAGCAGTCCTTGTCGTGTGCTGGCGTATTTGATTTGATAGTCATGCAGCCCGATCTCCCCATCTCGCTTTCCACTCCAGAGCCAGTCTCGCTTCGTCTGACCACTTAACGCCACGCTCTGTACCGAATGCCTGTATAAGCTCTAATAGCTCCGCAAATTCGCCTACACGCATCCTGCTGGTTGACTGGCCTATTACCACAAAGCCATTCCCGGCAAGGTTAGGAACAACATCCTGCTGCTTTAATGCTGCGGTAAACACACACTTCCAGCTTTCTGCATCCAGCCAGCGACCATGCCATTCAACCTGACGAGAGACGTCACCTAAGCAGGCCCATAGCTTCCTGTTTTGGTCTAAGCTGCGGTTGCGTTCCTGAATGGTTACTACGATTGGTTTGGTTGGGTCTGGAAGGATTTGCTGTACTGCGTGAATAGCGTTTTGCTGATGTGCTGGAGATCGAATTTCAAAGGTTAGTTTTTTCATGACTTCCCTCTCCCCCAAATAAAAAGGCCTGCGATTACCAGCAGGCCTGTTATTAGCTCAGTAATGTAGATGGTCATCTTTTAACTCCATATACCGCCAATACCCGTTTCATCGCGGCACTCTGGCGACACTCCTTAAAAATCAGGTTCGTGCTCATCTTTCCTTCCCGTTCTTCCCTGGTAGCAAACCGGTAATACACCGTTCGCCAGACCTTACCTTCGATAACCAGAAGACCTGCCCGTGCCATTTTAGCCGCGGCCTGATTTATGCTGGTTACTGTTGCGCCTGTTAGCGCGGCAACGTCCGGCGCACAGAAGCTATTATGCGTCCCCAGGTAATGAATAATTGCCTCTTTGCCCGTCATACACTTGCTCCTTTCAGTCCGAACTTAGCTTTAATTTCTGCGATCTTCGCCAGAGCCTGTGCACGATTTAGAGGTCTACCGCCCATGACAGGAAGTTGTTTTACTGGTTCAGGGATCGCCTCACCACGGTTAATTCTCGCAGTCATATGGACAAGCTCATCTGCGGCCTTACGGCGTAATTCCGCATCAGTAAGCGCATTGGCCCGCATGTTCTGATACAGGTTGGTAACCAGCCAGTAGTGCGCGTTTGATTTCCACGGATAAGACTCCGCATCCGGATACAGGCCTCGCTTCCGGCAATACTCGTAAACCATATCAACCAGCTCGCTGACGTTTGGCAGTCCGGCGGTAACGGATGCTTCTTCCCGGCACCATGCAACAAACTGCCCGGGTGATGGCAGAAATGGTCGATTCTGCCGACGGGCTACGCGCATTCCTGCGTTAACCTGTTCCATCGTGGTGATCCCGTTTTCCCGAAAAGCCAGAACCCACTGGCGACGGATTTCGTTCACTTCGTTCTGGTCACGGTTAGCCAGGCTCGCCGGGAAAGTTGCCAGTAACTGGCTGAACACACCGTTGATGATCTGCGCTACCTGCTGTACCTGCGGCTTTTCGTCGTACTGTTCCGGCATGTTGTTGGCGATCCGACGCATCTGCTCACGGTCAAAGTTAACCATCTGTGCGGCGATGTTTTTCATAGATCCACCCCGTAAATCCAGTCTGTGTTTGTCAGGTCGAGTTTTGGTTTGCTGGCTGTCACGCCTGCCTGTTGCTTGTTACGGTTGATTTCGAGTTGGGTCCACTTATCGCGGAGTTTGGCCGGGCTCAGCACGTTACCGGACCAGAAGTTGTCCTGGCATGCCCAGCGGAACAGCACACACATGTCGCGGTGGTTACGTCCGTCACGTTCACGCATCAGGCGGATATCGTTAGCCCACCCAGCAAAATTCGGTTTTCTGGCTGATGGTGCGATAGTCTTCACCATGTCAAACATCCACTCTGCGGCGGTCAGGTCTTCTGCTGTCCCCCACTTGCTGCCGCTCTGAATTGCAGCATCCGGTTTCACCACAGAAAGGTCGTTTTCTGGCTGGTCAGAGGATTCGCCAGAATTCTCGGACGAATAATCTTTTCTTTTTTCTTTTGTAATAGTGTCTTTTGTGTCCCCCTGTTTTGAGGGATAGCAATCCCCCAATTTGAGGGATGTTTTATCCCTCGTTTTAGGGGATTTTCCCTCGTTTTGAGGGATACACCATTCTGAGATGTTTTTATTTGGTCCAAACATGCCGCCTTGCTGCTTGATAATATTCATTCTGACGAGTTCTAACTTGGCTTCATTGCACCGTTTGACAGGTAACTTTGTAATCTCGCTAAGTTGAGAATCGGTGATTCTGTCCATTGGTTTATTCCACCCATAGGTTTTACGCAGAATGGCAAGCAGCACTTTAAACTGTCGCTTGGTCAGATCTGCGCCCGAATAAGCCTCAAGCAGCATATTTGATAGTCTGGCGTAACCATCATCGAGATCTGCCACATTACGCTCCTGTCCGGCAAAGTTACCTCTGCCGAAGTTGAGTATTTTTGCTGTATTTGTCATAATGACTCCTGTTGATAGATCCAGTAATGACCTCAGAACTCCATCTGGATTTGTTCAGAACGCTCGGTTGCCGCCGGGCGTTTTTTATTGGTGAGTCCATCAAGCGCATACTTAAAAGCCCTGCTAATCGGACTGATGTCTGATGCCATTCCGAAAGCACACAAGACCGAAGCAATAAATCTCCAGTCCGTTCTGCTTATCTTCGATTCATGACAGCCAATCATCTTTGCCAGACCGCGCTGGGTAATAGCTGACAGATTGATAAGTAAATCTGTTTCTGCGCGATCAACGTCACGCTGTGATAGTTTGCTGTAACTTGTTCTTTCCATTTCTTAAGATTTCCAATAGTGAATAGTTAGTTGAAAGGTATGCGTGGAAACGCATATGGCCTTAGTTGGTCAGATATCTTGGAACTCGCTTTTCAGCGACGTAGGACGAATGTCCGTTGTTACAAAGAGCGGATCCGCTTATTAAGCGGCTTTGTGTTCCGGCGGGAACACGTCATCAAGACTGACTTTTGCGCCTAACTTGTTTAGGCACGCAACAAGAGCACGGCATGTTTTAAGGTCTGGGAAGCGACGACCAGATTCCCAATGTCCGATAGCTCCCTGTGTGCATCCAACTGCCTTAGCAAGTGTTGTTTGAGAGATATTCAGTGACTCTCGATATTTTCGTAGGTTGCTCATATGCCCTCCATAGTAAACACGAATAAAAAAATACAATATGTACTTTACGAATACAAGTAAAAATACACATTGTGCATGGATGGTTCCAGTACAAAGCGTAATAATAAGGACATGAAAATGAAATGGTATGAACTGGCTAGATCCAGAATGAAAGAGCTCGGCATAACTCAAGAGAAGTTAGCCGAAGAGCTAGGTATGACGCAGGGTGGGATTGGACACTGGTTGCGCGGATCTCGTCATCCATCTCTTAGTGATATTGGTGTGGTGTTTAAATACCTTGGTATTGATAACATATCATTCAACCACGACGGGACATTTTCACCTGTTGGCGAATACTCATCGGCCCCAGTTAAAAAACAATATGAGTACCCTGTTTTTTCTCATGTTCAGGCTGGGATGTTCTCTCCAGAACTCAGAACCTTTACCAAAGGCGATGCGGAGAGATTGGTAAGCACAACCAAAAAAGCCAGTGACTCTGCATTCTGGCTTGAGGTTGAAGGTAACTCAATGACCGCACCAACAGGTTCCAAGCCCAGCTTTCCTGACGGGATGTTAATTCTGGTTGACCCTGAGCAGGCTGTTGAGCCAGGCGATTTCTGTATAGCCAGACTTGGTGGTGATGAGTTTACCTTCAAGAAACTGATCAGGGATAGCGGTCAGGTGTTTCTACAGCCACTAAACCCACAATACCCAATGATCCCATGCAATGAGAGTTGTTCCGTTGTGGGGAAAGTTATCGCTAGTCAGTGGCCTGAAGAGACGTTTGGGTGATATATGTGAAATGCATATATTGATATAAATGCAGCAATATCAAATAGTTAAAAGGTTATATTTTTAATGAATGATCTTGATAAGAAAAAGTACGACCAAGTTATTGATTCTGTGAACTTCGCCCTTAGATCGTTGTCAGAGTTATTCGAAGCCCATGGAATGCATGGGATGTATGATCTAACGAATCCAAGCCTTGATGAGCTAAAATTAGTGTTTACAAGGATGAAAAACGGAGTTGACTCTATTGCTCAAAGCTTTGAGCACATGGTAGAGACAGCAAAGGATATGGATGCCGCAAGTGCAAGCATAAATGTTATGAACATCAAGCAAGGATTGATGTATGCTGAATCACTATTGCTTGCTGTAGAGAAATTAGACTATGATAAATGTGTGGAAGCAAATACGCAGATAAAAACCCACGATCTTCCACCAACCCAATGGCCTTAATAGTAAATCAAGATTTCATATAGTCTATTTGAACTAGGCTAGTACCATAAAATAAACCGAGGAAACGCAATGAAAACCATGTCCACTCTGCACAAAGATGCAATGACCCTGAGATCTCTCATTAACGAGATTCTGGCTCGCTCGTCAGCACACACCAAAAAAGCTGCATAATGCCTACATAACCCGGCCTCAGCGCCGGGTTTTCTTTGCCTCACGATCGCCCCACCTAAAAACACATAACCAATTGTATTTATTGAAAAATAAATAGATGCAACCCACTAAACCACGCAATTCTGATCTCTCCTTACATCGCCGAGGCAATACATCCACGCTAAAAAACAACACTATTAAATACAAAGCGTTATAAAAAACCACGCCAACTTACAACAAATTGTATTGATCTTGTAAAGTACATATCGTACTATTTAACCGTCAGCAGGACGCTGGAAGCCAAATGGAACAGACTGGCAGGCTCTTTAAACAACGTCGACTCTCGACTACGTGGCTGAAAAGCCAGATCACCCAACCACATAAGCTGTGGGATGCAATGCCGAAGCAACCGTCTCAGGAGGAGCTTCGAGATTGCATCGCCAAAGTTTATTCGGGAGGAATCCATGTCCAGAAAAACAGAATTTAAAGGCACCGCAGCTTCTCGCCGTAGAGCTCGTCGCGCAAATCTGCAAAGTCAGGAGGCGATCAGCTCCGACAAGCTACACAGGCCAACCCCTTCACGAGTGGTCTTGCAATGCAAGCGCAAACCAGCAATGAGAGCAGAAGTGATAACTCTGACAACGTTGACCAGAAAATATGAAGGTTCAACTTGTCTTCCGAACGTAGCTCTTTACGCGGCAGGCTACCGGAAATCAAAACAACTGACGGCGAGATGATAAATTCATTTGCTAATTACTTGTTTTTGCCATGCTTATCCTGAGCGATAAGTTCATCCATAAGGCTGTCTGCCTTCCCGGCAAACCGAATGTAGCACTCATTTCTATAGCGTTCCGGGATAACAAAACGGTCGATTTCAGGATATCCAGTAGCAGAAGGTATCCGAATAAGAAGCCCTTTTTCGAGCAATGAGATTGCTTCAGGGCTTCCCTTTTCTGTCTTTAGCTGGTTATTCGCGGCTACAGCGAATGCCAAATACGCTCTTTCTCCAAGAGTTAACGAATCAAACAAATCTTGCACATATTTTTCTTCTTTAGATTTGCACTTCTGAGCAGCGGATACCTCAATTCTTTCAGTCACAGCGTGATAAGCGGAATTAACAACACCGTTAAGCACATAGCTAACGCAGAACAACAGGATGTAATACATCCAATAATAAGGAAGGATTTCTGGATTATGCAGGTTTATCCATTCTTTTACGCTTACCGGCATAACAATAATCAATATGATCAGGATGATTAGCATATGAATCAACTGTTTAAGTGTCATTCCTTGCAGGAAAAAATGCATTAGTTCCTGCCACCATGAGTTGTTCATCGGCGTTTCTCTTTTGCTCTCTGTAGGGGTGAATAGAGTTTATCCGATTTCTCGCTGTAGGGGTACACGAGAACCACCGAGCCTGATGTGGTTAAAAGACAGGCACAATCTTTACTACCGCAATCCACTATTTAAGGTGATATATGGAAGAAGAATTTGAAGAGTTCGAAGAGCATCCTCAGGATGTGATGGAACAATACCAGGACTATCCGTATGACTACGACTATTGATAAAAATCAATGGTGTGGACAATTCAAGCGATGCAATGGATGCAAGCTGCAATCGGAATGCATGGTTAAGCCTGAAGAAATGTTTCCTGTAATGGAAGATGGGAAATATGTCGATAAATGGGCAATACGAACGACGGCAATGATTGCCAGAGAACTTGGTAAACAGAACAACAAAGCTGCCTGATAGTGGCCTTTATTTTTGGCATAAATAACAGAATAAACACTGCACTGTGTATTCATTCCAACGAGTGAATACACGGAGCAATGTCGCTCGTAACTAAACAGGAGCCGACTTGTTCTGATTATTGGAAATCTTCTTTGCCCTCCAGTGTGAGGGCGATTTTTTATCTATGAGGATATGAATAGATGTCAAACATCAAAAAATACATCATTGATTACGACTGGAAAGCATCAATAGAAATTGAAATCGATCATGACGTAATGACAGAGGAAAAACTTCACCAGATTAATAATTTCTGGTCAGACTCTGAATACCGACTCAATAAACACGGCTCTGTATTAAATGCTGTATTAATCATGCTGGCGCAACATGCTCTGCTTATAGCAATTTCAAGCGACTTAAATGCATATGGTGTTGTGTGTGAGTTCGACTGGAATGATGGAAATGGTCAGGAAGGATGGCCTCCAATGGATGGTAGCGAAGGAATAAGAATTACCGATATCGATACATCAGGAATATTTGATCCAGATGATATGACTATCAAAGCCGCCTGAGCGCGGCGTTACCGCATACCAATAACGCTTCACTCGAGGCGTTTTTCGTTATGTATAAATAAGGAGCACACCATGCAATATGCCATTGCAGGGTGGCCTGTTGCTGGCTGCCCTTCCGAATCTTTACTTGAACGAATCACCCGTAAATTACGTGACGGATGGAAACGCCTTATCGACATACTTAATCAGCCAGGAGTACCCAAAAATGGATAAAAAACTTATGGCTATCCAGACAAAATTCACTATTGCCACTTTTATTGGCGATGAAAAGATGTTTCGTGAGGCCGTCGACGCTTATAAAAAATGGATATTAATACTGAAACTGAGATCAAGCAAAAGCATTCACTAACCCCCTTTCCTGTTTTCCTAATCAGCCCGGCATTTCGCGGGCGATATTTTCACAGCTATTTCAGGAGTTCGGCCATGAACGCTTATTACATTCAGGATCGTCTTGAGGCTCAGAGCTGGGCGCGTCACTACCAGCAGATAGCCCGTGAAGAGAAAGAGGCAGAACTGGCAGACGACATGGAAAAAGGCCTGCCCCAGCACCTGTTTGAATCGCTATGCATCGATCATTTGCAACGCCACGGGGCCAGCAAAAAAGCCATTACCCGTGCGTTTGATGACGATGTTGAGTTTCAGGAGCGCATGGCAGAACACATCCGGTACATGGTTGAAACCATTGCTCACCATCAGGTTGATATTGATTCAGAGGTATAAAACGGATGAGTACAGCACTCGCAACGCTGGCAGGGAAGCTGGCTGAACGTGTCGGCATGGATTCTGTCGACCCACAGGAACTGATCACCACTCTTCGCCAGACGGCATTTAAAGGCGATGCCAGCGATGCGCAGTTCATCGCATTGTTGATCGTCGCCAACCAGTACGGCCTTAATCCGTGGACGAAAGAAATTTACGCCTTCCCTGACAAGCAGAACGGCATCGTTCCGGTGGTGGGCGTTGATGGCTGGTCCCGTATCATCAATGAAAACCAGCAGTTTGATGGCATGGACTTTGAGCAGGACAATGAATCATGTACATGCCGGATTTACCGCAAGGACCGTAATCATCCGATCTGCGTTACCGAGTGGATGGATGAATGCCGCCGCGAACCATTCAAAACCCGCGAAGGCAGAGAAATCACCGGACCGTGGCAGTCGCATCCCAAACGGATGTTACGGCATAAAGCCATGATTCAGTGTGCCCGTCTGGCCTTCGGATTTGCTGGTATCTATGACAAGGATGAAGCCGAGCGCATTGTCGAAAATACCGCATACACTGCAGAACGTCAGCCGGAACGCGACATCACTCCGGTTAACGATGAAACCATGCAGGAGATTAACACTATGCTGATTGCCCTGGACAAAACATGGGATGACGACTTATTGCCGCTCTGTTCCCAGATATTTCGCCGCGACATTCGCGCATCGTCAGAACTGACACAGGCCGAAGCAATGAAAGCTCTTGGATTCCTGAAACAGAAAGCCTCTGAACAGAAGGTGGCTGCATGACACCGGACATTATCCTGCAGCGTACCGGGATCGACGTGAGAGCTGTCGAACAGGGGGATGATGCATGGCACAAATTACGGCTCGGCGTCATCACCGCTTCAGAAGTTCACAACGTGATAGCAAAGCCCCGCTCAGGAAAGAAGTGGCCTGACATGAAAATGTCCTACTTCCACACCCTGCTGGCTGAGGTTTGCACCGGTGTGGCTCCGGAAGTTAACGCTAAGGCGCTGGCCTGGGGAAAACAGTACGAGAACGACGCCAGAACCCTCTTTGAGTTCACTTCCGGCGTTAATGTTACTGAATCCCCGATCATCTATCGCGACGAAAGTATGCGCACCGCCTGCTCTCCCGATGGTTTATGCAGTGACGGCAACGGCCTTGAACTGAAATGCCCGTTTACCTCCCGGGATTTCATGAAGTTCCGGCTCGGTGGTTTCGAGGCCATAAAATCGGCTTACATGGCCCAGGTGCAGTACAGCATGTGGGTGACGCGAAAAGATGCCTGGTACTTTGCCAACTATGACCCACGAATGAAGCGTGAAGGCCTGCATTATGTCGTGGTTGAGCGGGATGAAAATTACATGGCGAGTTTTGACGAGATGGTGCCGGAGTTCATCGAAAAAATGGACGAGGCACTGGCTGAAATTGGTTTTGTATTTGGGGAGCAATGGCGATGACGCATCCTCACGATAATATCCGGGTAGGCGCGATCACTTTCGTCTACTCCATTACAAAGCGAGGCTGGGTATTTCCCGGCCTTTCTGTTATCAGAAATCCCCTGAAAGCACAGCGGCTGGCTGAGGAGATAAATAATAAACGGGGAGCTGTATGCACAAAGCATCTCCCGTTGAGTTAAGAACGAGTATCGAGATGGCACATAGCCTCGCTCAAATTGGAGTCAGGTTTGTGCCAATACCAGTAGAAACAGACGAAGAATTTCATACGTTAGCCGCATCCCTTTCACAAAAGCTGGAAATGATGGTGGCGAAGGCTTTGTTGAATAAATCGAACTTTTGCTGAGTTGAAGGATCAGATCACGTATCTTCCCGA